CCGAACTTCAATGTATCAACATTATGTTGGCTGCAATAGGAGAAGCTCCTATTAATAGTCTTGTAGGGTTACTTCCAGCAGATGCCGTTACTGCACAATCAACTCTTCTTGAAGCAAATAAAAGTATTCAATCAGAGGGTTGGTCTTTTAATACAGAAATAGATGTAACCTTTACACGAGATGGATCAAATCAAATTAATTTGCCAACAAACATTCTTAGGATTGATGCTAATGTTAATCATCACCCAACGATAGATCCTATACAACGTGGCACAAAATTATATGACAGACAAAATAATAAATATGAATTTGATGAAGATTTAATTTGTACTGTTGTTTATTTTAGAGAATTTGATGAAATACCAGAACCAGCTAGACACTATATAAATATACAAGCTGCAAGAAAATTTGTTGACAGAATTGTAAGTGACCAAGCATTAAGAACTTACACACAGCAAGACGAAGCAAGAGCTAGAGCAATACTAATGGAAACTGATTTATCAAACGGAGATCACAATATACTAAGAGGTGACCCCTCTCTTACCAGTATCTTTGATACTTACAATCCTTCTAGTGCTTTAATTAGATAATTATGGGTGTTATATCAAGAGCTATACCTACATTATTAAGAGGTATATCTCAATCTTCTGATGCTTTGAAGCAAGCAGATCATGCTGACATACAAGACAATGCTGATAGCAACCCTGTTCTTGGTCTTTCAAAAAGATCAGGATCACAATTTTTAGCTACAGTTGGTAACTCTACTCTTGGTAATGTTCATATACAAACTATAAATAGAGATGCTACTGAACAATATGTAGCAATATTTAGTAATGGTGATGTCAAGGTTTTTGAATTAGATGGTACAGAGAAAACAGTAAACAAGCCAGATGGTACTAATTATTTAAACACTTCAGACCCTAGAAGTGTAATGAAAACAGTAACTATTGCTGACTTTACTTTTGTTGTTAATACAAGTATTACAACTGCAATGGATACAGCAGTATCAAATAGTGCTAGCAATATAACTCAAGCAGTTATATTTATAAAACAAGCAACATCAAAAACAACTTATTCTGTAACTGTAGATGGTGTAACAGTTACAGATGACACTACTGGTAATGATCCTTTATCAACTGATACTGTAGCTTCTGATCTTGCAGGTGGTTTAAATTCTGGTCTTACAGGTTTTACGATTGCTAGAAATGGTCCTGTAATACATATTAAAAAAAATGATGGTAGCAATTTTTCAATAGATGGTAACGACTCTCAGGGTAATACCAAAATGACTATTATCAAAGATACAGTACAGCAGTTTACTGATCTTCCTAATGTATCGCCTAATGGGTATGTAGTAGAGATTGTTGGTGATGAAGGTACAGCCTTTGATAATTATTACGTTAAATTTGCAACTAATAATGGCAATGCTTTTGAAGAAGGGCAATGGCAAGAAACTGTAGAAGCTGGCATACCTTTTAAATTTAATTACGACACAATGCCACACGTTCTTATACGTCAAGCTGATGGTAATTTTAGATTTGCAAGAGTAGATGGAGATACATATACAATATCTGGAACTGATTTTACATTACCTCAATGGGGTGAACGTGTTGTAGGTGATTTAGTATCATCACCAAATCCTTCTTTTATTGGTAATAAAATTAATAACGTATTTTTCTTTAGAAACAGACTTGGATTTCTTGCAGCAGATAATGTAATACTTTCAACAGTTTCAGAATTTTTTAATTTTTTTCCAGAAACAGTTATATCAGTTTTAGATACTGAACCAATAGACGTAGCTGCATCTCATACAAAGGTTGCAATATTAAAACACGCAGTAACTATGGGAGAAAAACTTATATTATTTTCTGAACAAACGCAATTTGTATTATCAAGTTCAGCAGATAACCTTACACCTTCAACAGCTAACGTACTGGTACAAACTGAATTTGAAAGTAACGCAGCAGCACAGCCTGTTGGTTCTGGTTCTTCTATTTATTTCTTAACTAAAAAAGGTTCTTTTGCAGGTATTAGAGAATATATTATTGCAGGTAATCAACAGATCCAAGATGCTGCAAATACAACAATTCATGTACCAAGACTAATACCAAGTGGCATTTTTAAAATGGCAGTATCAAACAACCAAGATATTCTTGTTTTGCTTGGTACAGAAAATCCAAACAAGTTATATGTAAACAGATGGCTATATGGTGAAGGGTTTAGTAAAGCATTGAACGCTTGGTTTACTTACACAATAAATAGCAATAGATCTATCTTAAATATTGATTTTATTGGTACTGATTTGATATTGGTAATAGAAGAAGCTAATGGTGTAACCCTAGAAAAAATACCATTTGAAACTAATTTTAGAGAACCTAATGCAGAATTTGAATATCATTTAGATCATAAAGTAACTGAAGCTACTAGCGGTGTATCTGTTGCTTACAACTCTGCTACTGGTATTTCTACATTTACAGTTCCTTATAGATTAAGAGCCAACATGAATATTATTGGTCGTTATCTTGCTAGCAATGAAACAAGTACGTTTGTAGATGCTGAAGGCAATACCAAAACTCTTGTATCAGGACAAGCACTTACAACTACCAATACATCAGATGGATCTACTTCTACAATTACAGCAACAGGTGATTTTAGAAATAGTAAATTTATTATTGGTGAACCTTATGAAATGCACTATAGGTTTAGTAAACAAAGATTAACTCAAGGCGGTGGAGGTGCTTCTGAACTTATAAGTGGTCGATTACAGATACATCATTTTTATATTAAGTATGAAGATTCTGGTTTCTTTCAAGTAGAAGTAACACCTGAAAACAGAGACACATCTCTACATAAATTTACTGGTCGTTTGCTTGGTGCTGCTTCTGCTTCTATTGGTCAAATTAATTTAGATACAGGTACATTTAAAGTTCCTATTATGAGCAAATCAGATAGAGTAGATATAGATGTAAAGAACAATACATTCTTGCCTACATTATTAGCTAGTGCAGAGTATGAAGGTGTATTTCACATGAGGAGTAGAAGAGCTTAATGGGGTATTTAAGAAAATCAAAACTGTCAGATCTTAATTATGTATGTCAAAATATGAGAGCAATGGATCGACTTGAAAGTAAATATCAAACAGGTAAAGACCCAGAAGATGCTTTACGTTTGTCTTATCTATTTGGTGAGAAAGTTTTAACAATAGCTGGTGACAAAGATCAACCTATGGGTTTGTGTGGAGTAATAAAAGATGGTTGTATATGGATGATTTGTACTGATGAATTATTTGATAATAAAAAATATAAAATACAACTTATTAGAAAAGGTAGAGAATGGGTAGATAGTTTGTTGAAATCTTATAAAGTCTTATATAATTTTGTATATGCAGAGAATCATACTGCTATAAAGTGGTTAGAAGCTCTTGGTTTTGTTTTTATAAAGTACCATGAAAAATATGGTCAACATGAAAAACCATTTTACGAATTTCTGAGGATTGCCTAAATGTGTTCTGTACCAGCAGCTATTAGTGGAGGTTTATCTTTATTCCAAGGGCTTGCTATGCGTGGTGCTGCAAAAAATAAAGCCAACCAAACATATCAACAAGAAATACAAGGTACACAATCTGCTGAAGATAATAAAAGACAACAACAATTAGCTTTATCTGAAGGCAAACAAGAAAAAATTGTAGCTGCTTATCAAGATAAATTTGCTAAAAGGGTAGAAACATTAGCAGCGACTAAAGCTTTATTAGCAAAAGGACAAGCTGGTAATACCACAAATTTATTAGTAATGGATCAAATAAGACAAGGTGCGAACTACAATGAAAAAGTAAGGCAAAGTATTGAATCTATGGACAGACAATATTTGTTTGATATAAAATCAACTGAAGCAGAATATCAAGGTATTAGAAATAGATTAAGAAGTAATACTATTAATGCTTACAATGCAATACCTACAACAGGTTCAATTCTTTTAGGTGCTGCTTCAAATGCGTTTAGTACCGAACTTAGTAGAGGAGAGGACGGATTTTTTAGGTCATGACATCAAGTTTTCAAAGCACATCAGGCGAAAGTTTTAGAAGGCCAGTTAATACTTTTGTGCAACCTGTTACTGCTACACAAAGGAGTAGCTTGGCAGATTTAGCAGGAATTTTAGAAGTTGTTAATCCAGTATTAACAAAATTTGCACAAAAAAAAGAGGATGAAAGAAATAGACAAAGAATGGTAGAAGGTCAGGAATTTATATTGCAAGCAAATGATGAAGAATTAAAAAATGCGATGAAAATAATAAATGAGAGAGATGGTAGTAGAGCTAAAAAAGATTTTTTAGGTAATAATAGATTTTTTCAAATGGGTGCAGAGAGGCAAATAGCAATTAATTTAGGTAATGCTGCGGAATTAAATACAGAAAAGTTTTTTAAAAATCACATGGTTGAAGTGCCAAATAAATCTGGTGGTGTTGATTATGTACCTTTATCAGATTTTGATGTAAACTCTGTTGCTTTTAATAACGCATTATCAGAATTTAATAGAACTTCATTAATAAATACAAAAGGTATAAGACCATCAATTTTAAATCAATATTTCTTACCTAAACAAAATGCAGCTTTACAAAAAGTTTTTGATAGACAAGTTAGCAAATCAGCAGATAAAAATATAGCTAAATTTTCAAAAGTACTTTCATCAACTTCTTTGCAGAATTTTCGTAATATAGACACATACAATAAAAATATAGAATTAAATATTATTGATAATGAGCAATAAAAAAAAGCCAATGAGTAAGCAGTTGCATTGTATGAGTAATACATACCCTTGCTATGATTAAAAAATTTAGCTATCGGGTTTGGATAATTTTCAGTATTTATAGAACTAAATATATTAGTTTTGAGGGTAGCTATTTCTAGTAAACCACATAGTACTGAAAATATTCAAAAAATTAGTGAGATTATGCAAATTGCTTA